ATCTTTAACGTTTTTAACGTTCTTAACGTTAAATCTAAACTTTTTTTCTCCAACGTTATATTCAAAACCTTTGAACTTTTCATTGAATACTTGGTTAGTCTTATTTAAGAACGTTCTTTGCTGCTTTTCAGCTAACTTTTTGTTTTCTTCCGAATCTTTGTTGTAACGATTAAAAAAGTCAATTTATTTCTGCTGCTCTTTTGTTAGCTTCGAGCCGACTTTTATTTAGTAGTAATATTTGGATTTTACACTTTCCAAGTGGTTCTTTGCTTGAGCAACTTGCTCCTTCAAAGCTAATTTTTTTCTTTTAATATCTCTATCTTCGTCTACGTCTTCATCGTATGAAAACATATCCTCCATCATAAAGTTTATTTCTTCAGCGTTTAAATGAGGCTTAGTTTGCGTGTAAAACTCTCTAAGCAATGTTAAATCGTCAAAATTAGAATAATCTCTATTTAATCTAACATAATCCTCTATATCTCCGCCTGTCTCTTCCATAAAGTTTACCAGCTTTTGAATATTTTCTGGTAGAGGATTTCCGGTTTGCTGAGCTTCTTCAACTGCTTCTTCTACTTCGCTAACTAAATCTTTCAAAGCCTCGTTCGGCTCTTCTTCATCAGTTACCTCTTCAATAGCGGGTTGCTCATCTTGAACCTGCTCGGACTTTTCTTCTCCGGCAAGTTCTTCAACTTTCTCTTCGACGTTTTCTTCACGAACCTCTTCGCTAGTTTCGGATTCGTCGCGAACAGGTACCTCATCTGTGCTTTGCTTTCTAGTGGCATCTTCTACTGGTTTGCTTAAATCTACTTTTATAACACTGTCATCGCCAGCGCTATCAAATTTACTTTCGTCAATTGTGTTTTCAACTGTTTCTTGTGTAGTTTCTTCAACTACATTTTCATTTTCTTCCATAATATAAAATATAAATTAGTAAATTACTTAGGTTCAAAAGCACCTAGATTAAATCCACCTCCAAGTATATCATCACTCGATGAGTCGAATTTTTTAGGTGAACCACCTGTTTTCCTTTGATCTATAAGCTCGCTTTGTTGCGAGGCTTGTATTTTAGTTCTTTCGTCTTTGCGATCTTCTTTTGTTTTTTCTCTATCTTTTATACCTTGAGTCTCTAAAGCTCTAAGCTGTATATCAAATCCAAACTTTTGAGCTGCGAGTTGAGCTTTTACTTGAGACTCAGCTTGTATTTTGCCAGCATCAAGCTGTGCTTGTAGTTGCATGATTTGAGCTTCAGCTTGTTTTAACGCTTGCTGCTTTTGCACTTCAAGCTGTGCCGCCGCTTGCTGCTGTTGAATATTAGCTTGAGTTTGAGCTTGTATATTCTGCTGCTGAAGCTGCTGATCTTTCATCATCTTTTTATTTTTTCTAATCTTAAGAAGTTGATTAGCAACTTTGATATTACTTATTTCTCTAAGATCTATAACGTCTTCAAGATCTATAGTTTTCTGAGCAAGCGCTTGTTGTATATTATTTTCAAGCGTAGCTTTTTCTTCTTCATCTGGTGCTAGCTCTAAGAATATACCAAAGTCATACAAGTGAAGCTCTGACATTTCTTCAAGAGTGGCAACATTGTGAACACCTATGCTTTGTATAAAAGCTTCTTTAGTAGGAGAATACTCTATTATATCTGATATTCTAAGAGAAAGTTTTTCTGCTACTTCGGCAGTTAAAAATAAGCCTGAATTTAATATATGTCTAGTAGCTGTGTTACTATTAGCCGCCGCAAGTTTTTGAACACCTAACAAAGCTCTTTCGTCAGGAGTACTGCCGTCTCTAGCTTCGTTTAGTCCTGTAGCATCTCTAATCATTTGCATGTAGTAATTGTAGTTGCCTATTAAAGCGTTTATCTTATTACCACCGCTACCACTTGTTATTTCTTGTATTGGAACCTTGCCTGGATTCATGCTTCCGTCACTAGTAAAAGATCTACCGATAACACTACCTGTTTGGAAAAACATATTTAAAGCTTCCTGAGGATTATAGTTTGTTCCGTTACCTAAGTCAACTTCTGCTAAACCGTCAGCATCTAAGTAAACGCCGTCTGGAACCATACGTGACATTACTTGCTGCAGCTTTAAGTGAGTGAGCTGTATCATGTCAGCAAAGCCAGTTATACGTCTAACTAAAGACTCTATTCTTCCTTTATACATGCGAGGAGCAACAATACTATAATTCATTTTTACTTTAGTAAAGTTGCTTTTTGATCTCATCATGTTTTCAGACATCTCCCACTTGAGCAGCTTATTAGTGCCTAAAACTATAGCGCCTTCGTAAAGAGTTTCAATAGCTCTTTCTAGCTTAGAAAAATTACCTTGAGCTTCTTCAGGAGGATTAAATTGATCGTCTTTTTCAATTAGCTTATCTGCGCCAGTGCTAGTTTCTTTTATCTTGTAGACTTCGTTCATGTATGTTTTATAGTTGAAATATAAAATTTGAACTTTATTAACGTCTACATCTTCATACCTAGGACCACTTTGATAATAGTTAGATTTTTGAGTATAACCAGTTGTTCTTATCTCTTCTAAGTCTTCTTGCTCTAAGTGTGGAAATTGTTTTGCAAGCTCGTTTATAGGTATTGTTTTTACTTCTCCAACATAGTATATGTCATCAAAATATGGAGACTCAGTGTAAGAGTAAACTAAATCAGCTGGATCAACATATTCTATAGTAACTCCATCTGAAGTTGTAAACTCTGTTTTAACAGCGGCTATACCTAATACAGTTAAGTCGTAATACAATCTTCTTTTAGTCAGATCGTAATTGTTGCCTTCCATCAGGACTTTAATTGCTTGTTCTTCAGCTATTTCTACGCTTTGCTTATACGTAGTCTGCATGTGAAGATCTAATTCTTCTCTATTTTCAGGTAGAGTATCGGGATTATTTTCATACAGATTAATTCCAAACTCATTTTGAACAAAGTCGTTCATCTCTTTAGTGGCCATATCACCAAGTATACTATCCATATACTCTGTGCGTTTAGCAACCCCATACTCATCTTGAGAGTATGCTTTTATATCAAACGCTCTGTCAGATATACCGTTCACTACAATATCTACAAACTTAGGTATAATTGGCACTGGCGTCCAATCTAAGTTTAAGTAGCTTAAGTCTCCATTTATAGATAGTTCGTCTTTATACTTTTGAACAGACTGCTCACCTCTAGCGTAAAGTCTTAGCTTATGGAAATCGTTATATCTAGTTTCAAACCTAGTATGTCTTCTTTCGTCGTAAAACCACTCTGTTTCTATAGCTTTAGCAACCTTTAAGCCGTAATCGTAGCTTAACTTTTCAGCGTCGCTTACTACTTGACTTGGAAAATAACTTTTTTCAATAGAGTTTGCCATTTTTTTATTTTATTATTTTTGAAATACTACCAGTATTAGAGTATTTAGATATATTTACATTTAAAGGTTGTCTAGTTACAGTCGGGTTTGGTCTATATAAGTGTCTGTTACAAGCCATTATGGCTAAACCAGAACTTATCGAAGCATCGTGTTTAGTTCTTTTATTTATGTCAAATCTGCTCCAATCATTAAGGGTGTCATTAAAATATATATTTCCATAAATACCATCTCCTTTACTTCCAACATGGTCGTTGATATACATTTCAATCGCTGCGGCGTGAGCTTGTTTTATATCTTCACTAGAGTTTGGTATACCACCTATCTCTTTTTCAGTCACAGATAACTTGTTCCAAACTTTATCAGGTCTGTTCATGCTAAAGCCTCTATATCCTCTTCTCTTAAAATGGTACAGTAATCTTGGTTTGTTATTTTCTGCTAGTAGTGGCATGCCGTAAAAAACGCAAGCCATGAGCACATCTTCAAAAAATATCTCCGCGGTTTGTGGCCTTGATATATATTCAAGGAAAAAATGGTTTGGTGGAGCATCTTCCATTGAAAACTTTGTTAACCCGTGCAAAGCTCCATTAGACCCTCTACCATCTACAGTTCCACTAATATCATAGCTATCACATCCAAAAGCGCCAATATGCTCGTTGCCTGGGTATTTAACTCCATTTTTCACTATAGTGTTATTCTGAAGATGACCGGGAGGAACCCAGCTAATATTAAATCTTCCATCTGGGTTTGGATAAAAAATCACTTTACCATCTTTAACTCCGTTTATCCACTGAAAACTTCCTTTAGTAATAGAGTTGCTGTTACCGACGCCTTCGTTATAGTCTATCTGCTCATATATTTTTACAAGATTAAAAAGACTATTTTTAGCCTCATCTCTAAACGCATGCTCTTCTGTTCTTGGAAACTGTCTATAAAACTCGTTTAAAGCATCTTGATCGTCCTTTAATCCTTCAGCTTCATTATCCCAGTGGTCAATTACACCTACGTCTATTAATTCACCGTCGGGTCCGTATACATCATTATCTGGATTATTGAATACAGGCTGTCCGTATCTGTCAATAAATCCTTCATAGTTCCATTCCATTGGGATAAAAAGAGAATATAAACCAGACTTTGTTTGTCCATTGCGATTTCGCTTTGTAACGTCTGAATCATTATACAGCTTTTTAAAATTATTACCACCTTTGTCAAGGGCGTTGCTAGTTGATCCCATCATACACTTGCCAACTATACGAGCACCAAGTCTCAAACAAGTTTTAGTTACTCGCCAATTGTTTAGAATGTTATCAGGTCTTTCCCACTTACCGCTTTCATCGTGGACTAGCAGATTAAGTTTTTCTCCATCGTAGCTGTTATCACCTGTATTTTTCCAGTCAATAGTAGTATCAAGTCCAACCAACTCTTCCTGCGACTCGTTTGCAGTAATTTTTCTACGCGTAAACTTACTCGCAGGAACGCGATAAGCAAGCTCAGACTTAGGTCTATCCATACCATCTTGAATAGGCTTGAAAAAGAACGGGTAATTAATAGAGATCGGTACCACTTTGTCGGTAAACATTTTTTTAGCATCTGCTCCACTTTTTGACAATATTCCATATCTAGCATCACTCGATATTGTAGCCAAGTTAACCGTTTCAGCTGAGCTCATAAACGAAAAGCCTGATCGTCTATTTTTAAGGTAGCACATGCCATAACATCTATCATCTGCTTTACAAGCTTCCCAAAATATAAAAAATAATCTGTTAGCCTCTCTATAGTTTGGAGCCCCAACATCGATCTTGCTCCACTGTAGATACATGTAGTGAGCACCTGTTATATATGTAGGTGTCCCGTTATTATTGAACCAAAATCCTGCTTCTCTACGTTCGAACTCTGCGTCGATATAGTCGTACCACTTTTCTTTTGATTCTTCCGGGTAATCTCTCCAGTCAAATATGTTTTTAAGTTTCGATAATTCTTTTGGATAATCGAACCTCTTCCACTTTTTGTCTTTATTGCTGTATACATCTTTTGGTTGTTTTGGTAGGGCTATTTTTAAGTTTTGTATTTCGTATATATCACCTATTTGCCCTGTCTTTGATATTACAACAATATCGTGCTCTTTATTGTATCCATACTGCCACTTCTTTGATTTATTTAGCCTATTAATAGTTGTTAGCTTTATAGGCTCAATTATTTTATATAAAGTTTGCTTATACATTAGTTGTATACTTGCCGCTTTGATCTACTAGTATTAGTGCGAAGTTAGAAAATATACCTGAGTTACTTTGTGATACTTCTTTAGCGTTAACTATTATATCTGTTTTTTCTCCAACAGAAAGAGGCATTTTAAATTCTTTAATAAAACTAGTTGAACCTGTCGTGTCAATAGCTATATTTTGTCTTACCCTTCTAACTCCATTTTCTCTAAAAATCATTTCTAAAACACAGCTTGTCGAAGGTATAGCCTTAGCTATCGACCCTGAAAAAGAAGTTACATAAGCTTTGTAATTAGCCGGTACAGTATACACTGCCATTTGAGTCTGGCCGTGCTCTGCTGGTATTTCAGCTAAAGTTAAAGTATTACCACCGTTGTTAATAGTAATTACGCCTTCGTTAAACTCACTATTACCTGCTTGAATTACAAAAGCTCTATTAACGCGTAGAAAACTTTTATTACTAGTAACCACGCTTTGACCATTTAAATTCACCTCGTCTTCTATTAAGTTGTAGTCAGCATCTAGTCCTTGGATTTTTATTCTTCTAGCGCCCGTGTCTCCCTGCCTGTCGTTAATATCATTGCTAACTATCCTTAGCGGAGAAGCATTAGTATCAAATGTATAAAGACCTCCAGCGCTCCATACTGTTTCTGGATCTGTGGTTGTATCAA